TGAGCGAGGATTGGGCCTTCTGTGAACGGGCGCGACAGGCGGGCTTCGAAGTGTGGGCGGACCCCAGCATCATCCTCTACCATCGCGCCTACGTGTCCATTACCGTCTATGACTTGCCGGGCGTGCGCGGCGCTGGACTCTCACCCATGCTGTCACGAGATGGCGCGCCGGGCGGCGGTCGCTCGGTGCTAGTGGTCGGCGAGGACAAGGGCATTGGGTCTGAACGGCAGCAACTCGTGGGCACTACTGAGAAGTGATAACCGTGCCGGTCGCATCCCCGTTCGCCGACATGCAGGCCTCCGAGTTCGAATGGTGGCAGCGCTACCTCGTGGGAAACAGCGCGCGAGAGCGCATGTACGCTCTGTACGGCGCTCGCTATTACGGCTACTTCTGGCGGGAGATGATGGAGGCGGGACGTTGCGCTGAGATCGGCGCCGGCCCCCTGCCCGTCCTGGCCGTCATGCGTTACAGCGAAGCGCTGGCCGTGGACACGCTGGCCCATCGCTACAAGGCCGCCAACCTGACGCACTGGCCACTGATGGTGGATACCGCTGACGTGTCGGACGCCTGGGCCGACACTGTACTGCTGCTGAACGTTCTGGACCATACGGACGATCCGCAGCGGGTGGCGCAAGAGGCGCGCCGCATTATGGCCCCGTCCGGCCGGGCGCTGGTGTACGTCCATCTGGATCAGCAGGACGATAAACACCAGCTGATAACGGAGCTAAACGCCAAAGCGATTCTGTTCGGCGCGCGCTTTACCGCTCTGCGAATGGGCACCCTACCGGCGACGAGTTACGACCCCCGCGCTTTCGTGGCGGTGGCCCATGCCTGATCTCGGCATCATCAAGTTCCAGTGCCCAGACTGCGGGCGCTTTGTGACCTACGACGAGGCGGCGAACAAGGAAGGCCATCGCTGTCTCCCTCAACCTAAGCCAGACGAGGATGACGATGCCTAACTGGTTAGCGGCGGTTGGTGTAATGGTCGGCGTGACCGGCCCGAAGCGCGGCCAAATGCTTGGCGCTGAGGGTCGTGCCTATCCGGTTCGTGTTACCTCGACTCTTGGCGCTCATCAAGGCACGAGACTTCTCGGTGTGCAAACGACCAGTGAAGCCGGAACTCCGACGACCATACATGCCATTCGCGGCTCCGCGCAGCGAAGGCAAGAGGCCGTGAATAGAAGCATGGTCGGCGTTGCCCTGGCGAGTTGTGTACTCAAGGTTTTCGGGTCGGTTGTTCGTCTTAAGGCCATCCATGTGGTTGATTTCGTAGCCGTCAGGACGTGGACCGAGGAACGCTTCGGCAACAAGGGCGTGAATGGAACGCTGGGCAACTCTGTTATCACGAGAGAGCTTGACGTGGTGATATCCGTTTGTCACAAGGATTGGCGTCAGTATCCTGCCTGCGAAGGTGTTGCGACTCCCAACGTCCCGCCGGATGCGACCCGAACTGGAAACGCTATACCAACCTTCGTACCCAACTACGCTTCGCCACTCTTCCACAGTCTTACTATACCAGTTCATGAGCCACGCGCATAATGCCTAATTTTTACACGTCCCGCGAACGATTGAAGTCGGCGTTGACCGTTGCTGGCAGTGATAAGAACGCCGTGCTGGACGCCCACATCGAGGGCGCCAGCCGTAGCATCGAGCGCGAGTTGGGACGACGGTTTATTCCCAAGACACAGCAGCGCCTCTTCCGCTGGCCGCAGGACGAATCCAGCCGCGAGATCTGGAGTCCCCACGACGACCGGCCTGGAGGCGGCGCGTATCAGATTCTCCGCCTGGATGAAGACTTGCTCAGCGCGTCCGCCATCACCAGTGAGAATGGCGACCTGACGCTGGTGGCAGGTGACTACTTCTTGGAGCCCGCCAGCGAAGGTCCGCCTTACACCCGCATCGAAATCAACGCCGCCAGCGCGAACGCCACGGCGCTATTTGCCGCTAAGACGACGGTGCAGAGGGCCATCGCCGTGACCGGCTCCTGGGGCTATGGCAACGACACGGAAGCGGCGGGTACATTGTCGGCGTCAATTGCCAATGGGACCGTAGCCACTTGCGCGATCTCAGATGCCTCTTTAGTGGATGTGGGTGACACGCTACTCATCGAATCGGAGCAGATATTTGTGACCAAGAAGTCGGTAAGTGGTGCCGCCACGACCCTCTCTGACGCGCTCGCTGTCAATGTCGCTGAGACGGCTGTGACTGTAGCTAATGGGGCCGCTATCAAAACTGGAGAGGTCATTGTTCTCGACAGCGAGCAGATGTATGTGCAGGCTGTCTCTGGCAATATCCTAACGGTTATCAGGGCGCACGATGGCACCGTCCTGGCCGCTCATGCTGGCGCAGATACAGTTACAGTCTATGTGTTTCGCTCCCTGACAATTGTACGCGGTGTCAACGGCACGACGGCGGCCAGCCACGCGAGCGCCGTAGCCATCACCCGCTACCGCGTGCCCGGCCCCATCGAATCGCTTTGTCGCGCAGAAGCCATCTTCAACTACGAGCAAGACGAGAGCGGACAGACCGGCGTTGTCGGCGGGCCGGAGGGTGGCGTCAACGTGCGGCCCCGATCGCTTGAAGGGTTGTGGGAACGCGCCAAGTGCGGGTACATGCGCCCGCTATCGAGGGTGCTGTGAGCATCGGCCTCTCGGTCAAGGTCAGCGGACCCATCTTCCAGCCCGGACTCAACGGCAAGGTGGAGGCGTCTCTCAACGACGCCATCAACGAGATTATGCTGCGGTCCGAGGCCGAAGCGACCCAGATGGCGCAGCCGGCGCCAGGCGGCCTGTTCCACCCGCGAGAGTACGCGGCGGCCCATCACTACTTCCAGACGGGCAACTACAGCCGCTCCATCAACGGGCGCATGGTGAGCAGCCTGCACGGTGTCGTGTCCGACTCCAACGCGATCTATGGCCCCTGGCTGGAAGGCGTCTCTTCGCGCAACCAGACGACGCGATTCAAGGGGTACGCCATCTTCCGCAAGACGGCGCAGAAGATCGGCAAGATCGCCGGAGAGGTGCTGGGCAAGCACATCGGTAAGCTAACGAAGGTGCTGGACTGAATGCCCTACGATCCCAGCCCCCTGTTCGATGCCCTACAGTCCAAGCTGGCCGCGTCTGGCTGGGTGACGAACGTGGTGATAGCGGAGCCGAATGATCCGCCTGTGGACAAGGCGGCGGCGATCATCTTCGCGGGCGCTCGCGTGACGGACACAACACTAGGGACTGGCAATGGCGAAGTCCGGTTCTGCTGCGCTTCTACTTCGACGCCCTAGCCAGTCCGCGCGCTAATCGGGAGAAGGAGATCGCGAGGCTGGCGCTGGAGATCATGGATGACCTGGGCGGTGACTTCGACTTGGGGGACGCGTCGGTCCGCAATGTCGATGTGGTGAACCTGGCGGCGACAGCGGGCTTTCAGACCATCGGCTCCAAGATGTACCGGCTGGTCGACCTGACAGTGAACGTGATCGTGAACGACCTGATCGTGACGACGGCATGAATGAGGTGATTTCAAATGCCTAAACAGACGGGGCTCGGAGATCGGCTGTTCCTGGCTGGATATGATCTGTCCGGCGACATCGGCGCGATAAGCAGGATCGGCGCGCCGCGCACTCTCCTAGACGTGACCGCTATCGATAAGAGCGCCAGGGAGCGCATCTACGGGCTGCGGGACGGCGAGATCAGCTTCAGCAGCTTCTTCAACGACGCGGCGCTACAGGAGCACGTCGCCCTGAAGGGACTACCGACTGTCGATGTGCAGGTGCTCTACTTCCGTGGCGTCGTGTTGGGCGGGAACGTGGCCGGGATGGTGGGGAAGCAGGTCAACTATGACCCCGTGCGCGGGCCGGACGGGTCCCTGATCTTCGGCGTCCAGGCCCTGGCTAACGGCTTTGGGCTGGAGTGGGGCTTGAGCCTGACGGCGGGCAAACGCACGGACACAGTCGCGACGGCGCCAGCGACGGGCGTGGACTTCACGGACGTCAGCACGGCGTTCGGCCTGGCGGCGTACCTGCAGGTGTTCAGCTTCACCGGCACTTCCGCCACCATGACGATCCAGGACTCCGCCGACAACGCCGCCTTCGCCAACATCACCGGCCTGAGCTCCTTCGTGGCAGCGACCGGCAGGACTAGCGAGCGCATCGAGACTGACACGCTGGCCCGGACGATCCGGCGCTACCTCAAGGTCAACACCACCGGCACCTTCAGCGAGTGCACCTTCGCGGTCGCGGTGATCCGTTACTTCGCCGCCAACAGGGAGGGCAAGTGATGGACGATCCGCTGACGGCAATGCAGGCGACCATCGACCAGTTCGGAGCTTATTCACGGCTGATCGCGCACCTCATGGCGGAGTACCGGAAGCACCTCGTAGCGATGGACTTCCCTGATGAGGAGGTGGCCAATCTCCTTGCCGATTTTCATCAAATCTGGTGGGAAACGCAGATGCGAGGAATCAACAAGTGAGAGGGCGCTACATCCTGCCCGTTGGCCGCAATTTCCGGCGTGTGGGGCCACACCAGCTTGTGAAGCCTAGCAACCTGCCACCGGGGATGCAGAACGTCACGGCGCGGGTGAAGTACCGGCTCGCGACGTGCAAGGAGATGGGGCACGACCCCTGCGGGGAGTTCCACAAGCTGCCCGCCTGGGAGCGGCCCACCTACGACGTTGACGGCCAGGTGGTCACAGAAGACGAGTTCATTAACCGGCTCGGCGAGGGCGTCGAGACGATCATCCACATAAGGACACGGGGCCTATGAAGCTAATGGTGCGCCTGATACCACGCGTTGTAATGGCGTTGGCACAGCGACCGGCTGTAACCACGGCCCTCGCAGCCTTGTACGCCGCACGTCGCTGGCTGTCGCTCTTTGAGCAGCGTGTAGGGATTCCCGTACTTGACCTGGCGGCGGTAATGCAGCGAGCACAGACCGGAGCTATAGTGCTTGATGTCGCAATCGCTGACGGAGCATGTCTTGATCGGAAGGCTTGCTCGCCAGTGATCGCGACCTGCAAGCAATCGCTGGCGGCGCTCTGGCGACAGCGGGTGTCTGTGGCTATGGACGCCGCGCGTCAACACCTCAAGGTTCTCGGGTCGATTGTCCTGCTTATTGTGGTTGATGTGATGAACAACTTCAAAAAGACTCAGGTAACGCCCCAGCTTGGCCTCCATCACAAGGCGATGTTCCAGGATGTACCCATTCGCGTAGGCATGGGGATGGTCGGGATTAGAGACGCGAATGTATCCCTGACTATCAACGATCCGATCCCGCCGCGACCGTGCGATAAAGCGGCTGTTGTGCCCCTGAATGAAACGGATAAATTGACCCTTGCGCCAACCTCGTCGAGAGGCGGTGTATTTCGCAATCGGGGCAGGCTGCCCGCAACCGCATTCACAGAGTGTATCCATGTCTAAAGAGTATCACGGAAACGTGACTAGGTAAAGGAGGTAATTCGCTATGGCGAAGGAGTCGGGTTTAGGAGTGACTACCTTCAGCATCGACGACAGCGGCGGTACGGCGCGGGCTGTGCTGAACGATGTCCGCGACTTCACCATCAACACCCCGCGTGCGCTGTTGGACGTGACGGGTCTGGACAAGAGCGCGACGGAGCGGATCATCGGCATGGCGGACGGGTCGGTGGGCTTCAACTACATCTTCAACGACGCCGCCACCACGGGCGTCTTCACGGTGCTGAAGAACTTCGCCACCATCTTCGCCGGTCAGTTGGGGCGCACGCTGTCGCTCGTCATCTCCGGCCAGACGTTGAACATGGAGCTGCTATTTGAGGACTTCCCGCTGGTGCGCGGCAGTGATGGGGCGCTCGGCGGCAGTACTACGGGCCGCCTGGCCGAAGGCACCCTCCCCGCGTGGAGCTAAGCGGTGGGGTTTGAGGCGCCACGGTCGGACGTTCGTATCCGGCTGCAGTTCGACGACTACGATGGGTTGGAAGTCCTGTGCTCCGCGTCGATAGACCTGGGGGGCTACTTTGCCCTCCAGGAGCTGATGGCGCAAAAGAACGACACTTCGTTCATGGAGCTGATCCGTCGATTCGCGGATGTGCTCCTGGAATGGAACGTCGAAGTGGGCGGGCAGCCTATACCGGCGGACCTCGATGGTCTCAAGCGCATCGAGCCTAAGTTCGCGATGGAAATCGTCCTCGCCTGGATAGGCGGACTGGCGGAAGTGTCCCGCCCTTTAGACGCGCGCTCGCCAAATGGCAAGCCGTCCCCGGCGCGTTCGACCCGGAGACGGGCAGCGAGGTCAGCA